TTCTTCCATAGTATATGAATGAATATTTGATAATGAATACTGTTCTCATTGTTATCTCCCTTAAGATAATTTGAAGAGCCGACTCCGAAGAGCCGACTCTATTTGATTAGTTACTTGATCAAGCCAAGCTTTTGCTTTCTAGCCTCAGATGTAGCTTTTACAATCTGTTGCCTCTTCTTCTGAGCCTCGTCTTGCTTAGCCTTTGAGACATTGGTTGGAATGTACTGCTTTTCCTCGTACTCAAGATACATTGATTCCAGCCACTGTTGGATGAACTTGATTTTCTCAACCGAACCGAGATTGTTGTTGATCCTTTTATCCCAGTGTACGATCTGTTCATCCGACACTGTGTCGTTGGCGATTGCATTGTCTAGGTTGTTGGTATCATTCATCGCGAAGTTATCCATGTCGGTAATAGCATTGTATGTATTTTCTTGCATGGTACTGTATAACGCGCGTCTTAGCCACTTGACGATACCCATCTGATGCACACCAACTTGTCTGTCGGTGTAGACTTGTTCATCGTTCACCATCTTTGTGTGTGCATACTCTTGCTTGTCCACATCGTACGATAACAAGTCTGGATTGTAGGTATCACCCTCGCCCATGAGGAACCACTCTACATGCGCGAGACTCTTACCGATGTCCATCTCTCCGAACTGAACATCGATGTCCTTTTTAGCTTTAGCCATAGTAGACAAAGCTGGACGTATATACTTGATTCTCCAGTCGGAAAGATTATCTTCAGTGAAGCGAACACTTGTACTAGTTAAGTTACTATTTTTATTGAATGTAGTCATATCGACCTCCATAATAAAGTTAAAATTAAGCACATCCTGACACGATTTATCAAAATGTACTCGAATGCCAGAATGTGTTTGGATTCATAGGTCAAAATTAGACACGGCAAAAACGAGGAGACAAGACACAGAAAAAATTGGCGAAGCAAAATAGAAAGAGTGTCTTGAGTGAGGAGATTTTTGCAAGAAGAGGAAAAAAAATTCTAGGCATGGTCGGTTCGGAGGGAATTTTATTTTCTCTTCTCATCGTGTCTAACGCGCCCGTTGGGCAGAACATAGAAACCGACCTGTTCCGCAATACCAGAACGCCCTTCGTGTTTTGACCTATGAACCTCTGCGTCTATCAGCAGAGGGCTTGCTCCAAATACATTATGGGAGCCTCATTGCGTGGCGATGACTTGTAGCGTAGAGCCTTTGTTGTAAGGACGCTTTGAGGTGGCAATTCGAACGAGTTTTTTTGATGATTTTGCTGAGTCGTTAGGCAAGAAAAGGCTGGTAGTCGATGAAGTGGATTTGCTTTGTTACACAAGATAGGTCTTTTCTTGCCGACCCTTTTCGTAGCACCTCCTGATCTGCGTCTATCATGCAGATCGAAATGTGCTGGCACATTGCATGCGACCACAGAAGACTTTGCTGGAGGTGCGGAGATTAGGGGAACGGTGGACTGTCAGAGTAAATCACGGACAGAGCCATGTGCATGTGAGACATGTCGTCTTCATCATGTCTTGCATTCACATACAGCGGAACGGTTCCGAATGTCAAACTTTTCGGTCTGAAGTTTGTCGACCGCCGTTCGAGTACGGCATCGGCACTATCAGTTGCCAATACTGATTCGTGGTGTGCTGACGAGACAGCACGAACTTTGCAGAAAATGAAAATAAGATATTGACATGTGTGTACGAAATACTGCACAGTTGACGGCATGACACTTGTAAAGATAACCGAGAAACAGAAGAAGCTGGTTGATACGTTAGTAGCAAAAGGGTGCAGTATCAAACAAGCTAGTGTAGACGCTGGATACGCGAAGGGAGAATCAGGCAGAGTGACTGCTAGTAAGGCTTTGAAGACACCACATGTGCAACAGTATATGATGCAAGCAATAGCAGACAGTATGAGTGTGAATGCTACGAAAGCGTTGAACAAGATCGTACAGCTATCAGGTAGTGCTAAGTCTGAGTATGTAAGCCTTGAAGCTAGTAAGGATTTGCTAGATCGTGCTGGGTTCAAAGCTCCTGATAAGGTGATGCACTCTCATGTAGGCAATGTCAATGTAAAGATAGACTTATCTTGATGCTTCTCTGTATACCATACAAGCGTAGTTGTGTGTGGTGCTTGCTTAACTCACAACTACACAGATATATATGAATCTCTGTAGAAAGCTGACAACAGGTGGGGTGACCCCAAAAGTTGTGTGCTATGCTACAGGTAATGGTCTTGCCCTGACATTATTTTCTAAAAAAGGAGTTTACACATGAGAGTAGGAGTGATGATGGCTGGTTTGCTGAAAAAGTTATTGCAAACAAAACAGAACGTAGATAGTCTTTCTGAAAAGGAGATTGTTCATGGCGAAGACACCACTGTGGCAACGCAAGGGAGGAAAGAACCCAAAGGGAGGGCTAAACGCGGCAGGAAGAGCGTCAGCTCGAAAACAGGGAATGAACCTCAAAGCACCAGTAAAGTCAGGAGACAATCCTCGAAGAGCAAGCTTTCTAGCAAGGATGGGGAACGCAAAAGGTCCAGAGTACAAGGACGGAAAACCAACAAGACTTCTTCTAAGTCTAAGGGCATGGGGAGCAAGTAGTAAGGCTGATGCTCGAGCAAAGGCAAAAGCTATTAGTAAGCGTAACAAGGCTAAGAGTTCAAAGAAAAAAGTAGGGTGAAAATCCAGAACCAAAGGAGGGCGACATGCCACATAAAAAAGGACACAAAGTAACTGGAAAGTTAGGTCTAAGAAAAAGATTAGATCAGATGTTACATGGTGACAGAAAAAACAAACAGATGAGTAAACAGACAACTGTTCCTGATTCTCAAAAAAGAGGCATGAAGTCTACAGCCACTATGTCTGATGAACAGAAGAGAGCCTCGAGAGCAAATGTTACGAACAGACCGGATATGAGTGATGCACAAAAAAGAACACAGACAAGGCCAAAGAATACTTCTGATATGTCTGATGCTCAGAAGCGTCCAGCAAAAGCTAAGACAACTATGGCTGATGTTCAGAAGAAACGACAAGTATCTCCAAAGAACACAACGGCAATGTCTGATGAGCAAAAGAAAACTCAAACTAAATCCGAGCCTAAAACATTCAAGGAAGCTTTTAGAAGAGCTAGACAAGAAGGCAAAGCTAAGTTTACTTATAAAGGTAAGTCTTATGCCGCCGTTACACAGGATGAAGTTAACAAAGCTTTTAAAGCTGGAAAGATAAAGAAGAAAACTCTTCGAGCTTTCCTCAACATGAAGAAGAAAAAATAATGCCAGGAACACTTACACCAAAACAAAAAACACTTCCAAAATTTCTTCAAGATAAAATAATGAAGTCTAAGAAGAAGAAACGTACAGCGTTATACAATAGGGAGAAGAAGTAATGGCAGTTAACGCGGCTGGTAACTATACCAAACCAAAGATGCGTAAAGCCTTGTTCAATCGAATCAAAGCGGCGAATGTTCAAGGCACTGCCGCTGGCAAGTGGTCTGCTCGAAAGGCACAGTTACTAGCAAAAAGATATAAAGCGGCTGGAGGTGGCTATACCTAATGTTTAGAGTCAAAAATAAAGATAGAGAAAAAAATATAAATAAAGCTTTTGAAGATTATAAAAAGAAACAAAAGCAAGCAAAGGATGTGAAATTATTTCCATTCACCACAATGGCAAGTAAGACAAAGACCCAGCTCGATAATTTTCCAGCTGGTGTTTTAGATGTAGCATCGTTTCCAATCAATCTTGGTAGGAAAGTAATTAAAACTTACCAAAGAGAAAAAGCAAAAACAAAACTTATCAAAGCAACAAAAGAACCTTTGTGGAAACTAATTAAATGAAAAGGTCACAAAGAAGTTTGAAAGCTTGGGGAGAACAAGATTGGCAAACCAAAAGTGGCAAGAAGTCTTCAGAGACTGGGGAAAGGTATCTACCAAAGAAAGCAATTCAAGCTCTGTCATCAGAAGAGTACGCACGAACCACAGCAGAGAAAAGAAAAGCAAAGAAGAAAGGGAAACAATTTTCTTCTCAACCAAAGCAAATAGCAAAAAAGACGGCACTCTATAGGAGATTCGCATGAGCTTTATAAATAACCTCAAACCAGAAGAGCATAGATATTTAAGACGCATAGTAAAAGAAATACACTTTCAATACTTTGATGAGAAACATGGAGCTTCATTCGTCACTAATAAAATGCTAGATAATGTTATTGAGAATATTGGACCTGAGGTTGCAGAGACAATGATTAGAACTGGCGTAGATAAAGGTGACAGACTTTAAGTACAAACCTGATGGGGATATTCTCAAAGGGTTTATGAAAGATGATAGTTTTTTTCGTGGCATCCGCGGCCCAGTTGGTTCTGGTAAATCTGTTGGATGCTGTGTCGAAGTATTCCGAAGAGCATTAGAACAAAAACCAAATGATGATGGTGTCCGTAAATCTCGATGGGCTGTTATCCGAAACACCAATCCCCAGCTAAGAACAACAACAATAAAGACATGGTTAGACTGGTTTCCAGAATCGGACTGGGGTAACTTTAAGTGGTCAGTTCCTTATACTCACCACATAAAAGTAAATGATCTAGACCTAGAAGTAATTTTTCTAGCGTTAGATAGACCAGAAGATGTAAAGAAACTTCTGTCTCTCGAACTAACTGGTATATGGGTAAACGAAGCAAGAGAGATACCAAAGAGTATAATCGATGCATGTACTATGCGTGTTGGTAGATATCCAAGTATGAGAGAGGGTGGTGCTAGCTGGTCTGGTGTTATCTGTGATACAAACGCACCAGAAGAAGATCATTGGTGGGCGATTATGTCAGGTGAAGTTCCAATACCTGATCACATTCCTCGAGAACAAGCTACTATGTTAGTGAAGCCAGATAACTGGAGATTCTTTGTTCAGCCACCAGCAATGAAGGAAGTACTTAATGATAAAAAAGAAGTTACTTCTTATTCTCTGAATAAAGATGCAGAAAACAAAAAAAATATTCTTGGAACATATTATCCCAATCTAATTAGAGGTAAGACCAAAAGCTGGATAGATGTTTATGTAATGAATAGGCTTGGACTGATTCAGGAAGGCAAACCAGTCTATCCTGACTTTGTGACTGAAACTCACTTAGCTGATGAAGAAATACCAGTTGCCGCTGGAGTACCTTTATATGTTGGTATTGACTTTGGACTAACTCCTTCTGCTGTCTTTGGTCAAAAGGTTCGAGGTCGATGGTTAGTTCAAGCTGAGATAGTTGCTATTGACATGGGTGTTGTACGATTTGCTGAGTTATTGCGACAAGAAATAGCTACACGATTTAGTGGTCTTGATGTCTATATATATGGCGACCCAGCTGGTGACTTCCGAGCGCAAACAGATGAATCAACTCCTTTCCAAATACTTCGAGGTGCTGGACTTAAAGCTGTGCCAGCTCCTAGTAATAGTGTAGACCTACGACTTGAAGCTGTTGCTTCTCAACTAACTAAGATGTCTGAAGGACTGCCAGCGTTCTTAATTGATAGAAGGTGTCAAACATTAGTAAAAGGTTTTCAAGGTGGATATTGCTATAGACGTATGCAAGTATCAGGAGAGCGATATGATGATAAACCTGAGAAAAATATGTACTCTCACATCCATGATGCCTTGCAATATATGATGCTTGGTGCTGGTGAGGGTCGTAGTTTGATAGCTGGTCAAAAGCCAGTCAAAGCTTTCAATGCGAGAAAAGGCTTTGATATTTTCAAAAGATCGCCTAATAATAGAAACAGATCCAGTTTTTGGAACAGACTATAAGGAGAATAGATATGTGCTTTGGTGGTGGTGGTAGCAGTAAACCTGAGAAAACAAGTCCAGTAGTTACGTCAGAACAAAAATCAAAAGAAGAAGAAGAAAAGAAAAGAACTATCGAGCGTAGGCAAGAAGAAAAAGAAAAGACGATAGCGCAAGAATCTCCAATAAAAACATCCCTTACATACGAAACTGGTGCTAAACAAGGTCAAAGAGTTATGAGAGGTAGTAGAGGTCGTAGAGCATTATATACTTCTAATCGTGGTGGTGTTGGTTTTAGAAGCCCACTTAGTGGTGGGGGTATGTACGGCTAATGAAAGAAGATGAAGAACTTATAAATTCATTTCTTAAAAAGTATGAAAGAGCTAAGTCAGTAAGACAGCGTTGGGAAAGTTTGTTTGATGAGTGTTACGAATTTGCTTTACCTATGCGTCAAACCTTTGCCACACAATCTATAGGTGAAAGAAGAGATGATAGAATATTTGATGAGACTGCTGTTGTTGGAGTACAGGAGTTTGCGTCGCGATTACAAGCTGGTCTTGTTCCTAACTTTGCTCGTTGGGCTGACTTTACTGCTGGTAGTGAGGTGCCTAAAGACTCACGCGATTCCATAAATAATGAACTTGAAGAAGTAACTGAGTATGTTTTTGAAGTTATACAGAACTCAAACTTTGGTCAGGAAGTCCATGAATCTTTTATGGATCTTGCACTTGGCACTGGTGTTCTTCATGTCGAGGAGGGCGATGCTATTAATCCTGTTAATTTTACAGCTCTGCCTCTTCCTCATGTTGTACTGGATGTTGGTCCTGACGATAGGATTGATCATGTATATCGAGAAAGGGATATTCGGTATTCTGATATAAAAATCTTATATCCAAAAGCAACTATTAATTCTCGACTCCAAAGTCAAATGACAGCTACTCCAGATGCCAGAACAAAGGTTCTTGAGATTATCTGCCGCAACTATACTAAGCCAAATGAAGATGCATATTACTGTATAATATTTGATATAAATACAAAGTGTCTTCTAAAGTATGAAGAGTACAAAGGCACTGGTAGTAATCCATTTATTTGTTTTCGCTGGAGCAAAGATCCAGGTGCGGTCTATGGTCGAGGTCCACTTATAAATGCATTGAGTGCAATTAAGACAACTAATCTTACAATAGAATTAATTTTAGAAAATGCACAAATGGCAATATCCGGTGTATATCAAATGGATGATGATGGTGTTATCAATCCTGATACAATTAATCTTGTGCCTGGAACTGTAATACCTAAAGCACCAAACTCTGCTGGACTACAACCAGTTAAGGCGGCTGGATCATTTGATGTAGCAAATCTTATTCTTTCAGATATGCGATTGAATATTAAGAGAGCATTGTATAATGATATGCTTGGCAATCCAGATCGAACACCAGCTAGTGCAACAGAGATAGCAGAACGTATGGCAGATTTATCAAGACGTATTGGTTCTGCGTTTGGTCGGTTGCAAGCTGAGTTGGTACAGCCAGTCCTTCAGCGTGTTGTATACATATTAAAGAAGCAAGGACGTATCAATATACCCACAATCAATGGGAGGCAGATCAAAGTTCGTTCTGTTTCACCACTATCGCAAGCACAATCAAATCAAGATATTACTTCTATAAATAGATTCCTAGAACTTGTTGGAGTCAGGTTTGGACCTGAGTTAGTAAATGTTTTGATTAATTCAGAAGAAACAGCAGTATATCTAGCTAAGAAATTTGGTGTTCCAGATTATCTACTTAGAGATCTTGAAGAACGTAAAGCAATAGTAGAGATGGCACAGCAGATGCAACAACAACAAATGATGCAACCACAAAGGACAATGGATGAACAAGCAAACTAATACTATAGGTTCAATAAGCGGTCTTGATGGATTCCCTAGAGGAACAGAAGATGAACAGAATATATCTTTAAATTTTGTTTCTCTGTTTTCATCACCAGCTGGTAAGGAAGTATTAAAATATTTAAGAAGTGTAACAATAGAGGCGGTGCATGGATCTGCTGTAACTAATGATACTCTTCGACATGCAGAAGGTAGCCGATATATTGTTGGCTTAATTGAAAGACGTATTCAACATGGACATAAGGTGAAATCAAATGGCTGAAGAACAACAAACAGAAACACAAGAAGAGCAAACAATCGAGGTTCCACAAGAGTATGCTGATGCTCGACCTGAGTGGCTACCTGAGAAGTTTAACTCTCCTGAAGACCTAGCAAATAGCTACACTAATCTTGAATCTAAGATTGGACAGAAAGAAGAAGAGATACGCAATCAGATGATGGAGGAGATACAAGCTGAAGCATATTCAGAACGACCAGCAGAGGTTGGTGATTATGTTCTTCCTGATGTCATTGATGATGAGTTAGCACAAGATAATGAGTTGTTGAACTGGTGGGCTGATCATGCTTTTGAAAATGGATTCAGTCAAGGCGAGTTTGAAGAAGGTATAATGATGTTTCATGAATCTATTAATGATGGATATGATGCTGATGTTGAAATGGAAGAGCTTGGTGATCATGCTCAAGAAAGAGTAGAAGCTGTTGGTTTGTTTGTTGAGTCAAATTTTCCAGAAGAATTAAGACCAACTATTGACAATTTGTGTGCAACAGCCGATGGTATAAGAGTAGTAGAACTTATGATGGAAGGATTGAAAGAAACATCTATTAGTGGATCAGGCTCACCAACTGCTGTTCTTACTGATGATAAGCTCAAAGAGATGATGAACGATCCTCGATATTATAGTCCTAACCAACGCGACCCAGCCTTTGTCAAAATGGTTGATGAAGGATTTAAGAAAATGTATAACAGATGACCAAAAAAAAAGTAAAGAAACCGATAAAGTATTGACATATATCAAAAGAGGCAACCTTGAGTTCCGACCATGTGTTGTATCTGATATTGATATTATTATCGATAATATGCGCCTACCTGATATCCGAGAGTGTGCATTGGTGGGCGTTACTCCTATGATTGCACTCAATGTGCCTTTTGAAGAAAAGGGTGCAAGAGGTTTTACTATTACACATAATAGAAAACCTATAGCTATGTGTGGTGTTACATCTATGGATAAGTATATGCATACTGGCAAGATTTGGTTTCTTGGCACTGATGAGGTCGATGATATATGGAAATCTTTCTACAAACACAGTAAATTAATTCTTAGTTTTCTTGCGATCGGTTATGATATAGTGGAAAATTATGTACCAGTTGACCATGAAAAAACAATAAGATGGCTTAAATGGATAGGTTTTCAGGTAGAAGATCAGCAATATTTTATACATGATCATGAGTTTGTGCGAGTTTTCTATTGCAATTTGAATAAATTTGAGTCTAATAATAGATTAAGTGAAAGACCCGTACTGCATTAGAGAAGCCCTATACGGATAACTTCGTTGAAAATAGCAAAGGACAATCGGAAGCGGAAACTGAAACTTAACTTATGAGGTGCTAATATGGCTAATACTATTGACACAGCCTTTATTAAGCAGTTCGAATCTGAAGTTCACCTTGCTTATCAGCGTATGGGTTCTAAGCTTAGAAACACTGTACGAATGGCAAACAATGTGACTGGTAACGTAGTACGTTTCCAGAAGATTGGAACTGGTAGTGCGAGTACCAAGTCCAGAAATGGTCTTGTGACTCCCATGGAACTAGCGCATACAAACGTCGAGGCGACAATGAGTGACTTCTATGCCGCAGAATATATCGACAAATTGGATGAGCTAAAAACAAATATCAATGAGAGACAAGCAGTTGCAACTTCAGCGGCGGCGGCTCTTGGTCGTAAGACTGATGAGATTTTGTATACAGCAATGGATGCTGGTGCAAACTCAACTCAGATTCATGACACAAGTGGTGCTGTTGAAAAAGCAGACTTGTTGACATTGTTTGAAACCTTCGGTACTGCAAACATCCCTGAAGATGGTGGCAGATATCTTGCAATGCATCCAAAGGGTTTTGCAGATTTATTTAACATAAATGAGTTTGCATCATCTGACTTTGTGGGTGAGCAAAATCTACCATTTGCTGGTGGTATGACCATGAAACAATTTCTTGGTTTCCAAATCTTTTCAACTGCGGCTATCACAGCTGGAAAGAATATGGCTTATCATACTACAGCCGTAGGTCTTGGTATTAACTCTGATGTTCAAACTGAACTTAACTATGTTCCAGAGAGAGCGTCACATCTTGCAACGTCTATGATGTCTATGGGTGCTACTGTCATTGATGACAATGGTATCTATGAAGTCCTAGACAATAATACATAGGAGGTATTGACATGGCTTTTAGTGCTGCAAATCTATCTTTAGATTCACATAGTTCTAATAAAAGAACATTCTCCTATACATCAACTGATGCTATTGGAACTGTAAATAACTCAGGTTATTTTAATGATGCCGCAAACATGATTAGAGTTGGCGATATCATTGTTGTTCATGACAGTAATACACCAACACATCATCATTGTGTATGTGTATCTAACAATGGAACAGTTGTTGATATATCAGATGGTCAAGTCATCGCACAAACTGACGGCGACTAATGACTTCAACTGCGGCAGATAGCGCAATAGATATATCGAGTCGCGCTCTTATCTTGATAGGAGCTGAACCGATAACTTCTTTTACTGATGGTACAACAGAATCATTGGTAGCTGGAAGTCTCTATGAGGATATCTGCCGTAGTGCTTTATCAAATACACGTTGGAGATTCGCGACTGATCAAGCTGTTCTAAACAGATTAACAGATGCTCCAACTGGTCGATATGATTTTGCATATCAACTACCAGCAGATACATTGCTGGTTCATGCTGTTACTGTAAATGATGGACAGATAAATTATCAGATATATGGTGATATGATATTTGCTGATACATCTACGCAAGATGAAGTTATTGCTGACTTTACTTTCCGAGCAACAGAAGAAAACTTTCCTAGTTATTTTACCATTGCTCTTGAGTATTCTTTAGCTTCTGCATTTGCTACATCGATTGCAAGAGATGGTCAGCTTATGCAACTTATGACACAGATGGCAAATGCCGCAATGTTAAAAGCTAGAAATATAGACTCACAACAACAAACAACTAGGACAATACCACAAACTAGATTTAGTGCATTTAGGAGGAGCTAATGCAAAAAGCAAAAGTACCTCTCACTAACTTTCAGTTTGGCGAAGTGAGTCCTAGTCTTATTTCCAGAACAGATACAAAAGTATATAACAACTCAGCTCAAAAGATTGAAAACTTTTTTTTAAGAGCAGAGGGTGGTGTGATCAAACGCGCTGGTCTTAGAAAAATATTTGAGTTTGATACATCAATCGATACTGCAAAAGTCCAACAACATAGGATAGTACCATTTATATTTTCTGATGATGAGAGATATATTGTTTCTCTGGAACATCAAAAGATAAGAGTCTTTCAAATCGATACAAGCAATAATGTTACGTTAGCGGCAACTTTGACAGCAGACTCAAGTGGAGCAACAATACCAATTACAAATCTAAATATGCATGAAGTTACTTATGCACAAGCTGGCGATGTTATGTTTATTGCTCATCAAACATTTATGGTGCGTAAGCTTGTGCGCACCGGACTTACTTCATTTCAGATGGAGACAAAAACATTTGATACACAATCTGCTGGTGCAAAGATATATCAACCATACTTTCAGTTTCAAGATCTAGGTGTTACTCTCGATCCTTCTGCTAGTTCTGGTAATGGCATTACGCTTACAACAAGCGCACCATATTGGGATACAACTGGATCACAATCAGGGGGTAATTTTCCTGATTCAAAACATGTTGGTATAACTATTAAGTATCATGATCAAGAAATAAGTATTACATCTGTTCAATCTACAACTCAAGCAACTGGGAACTGTCTTGCAACTTTAAAGAAAAAACTTAAGGTTGATTCTTTTCGGACGGACAATGGTGTGGCTACAGTCACAGTTACATTAGTGAACCATGGATTTTCAGCAAGTGATGCATTTACTATTAGCAATGCAAATACCGTTGGTGGGATTGCAAATACTAATTTAAATGGCGCAAGAACTGTATCAGAAGTAATAGATGATAATACATTTACATTTACTGCTGGTGCAAATGCGAACGATTCTGTAGCTGGTGGTGGCACTCCCTTCCTCGAAACACATGCGCCAGCTACGAATTGGTCAGAACAATCTTACTCTGTGTTAAGAGGATTCCCTGGAGCTGTTACATTTCATCAGAATAGATTATGGTATGCTGGTACGATTGCACAACCTGATGGTTTGTGGGCTAGTAAATCAAATGAATTTTTTAACTTTGATATTGGCGATGCTAGTGATAATGACTCTATCGATATTCGTGCCGCTATCGGAGAAGTGAATACAATTAAACATCTGGTATCGAACAGAGACTTACAAGCTTTTACATCTACTGATGAATTTATTGTACCAGCTTTTGTCGAGAAGCCTACAACCCCTACAAATGCTACAATCAAAAGACAAACTCCTTTTGGGTCATCTTTTGTAAGACCTTATGTGTTTGATGGTGCTACTGTTTATGTTCAGAGTTCTGGTGAGATAGTGAGAGAGATGCTGTTTGATGATGGTCAGAATGCTTATACTGGACAACCGATATCAAACCTTGCTTCTCATCTGATACAGAATCCTATACAAGCCAGCACTCTCGCTGGTGGTATTGATCGTGCTGAAAGTTATTATTTTTTGGTAGATGCTAATGGAACGCTTGGTGTATTCAATTCAAATAGAGGTGACCAGCGATATGGCTGGACACAGTTTACAAGTCAAGGTTCTTTTCATTCTGTTTGCACAGTTGATACAAGAGTGTATGCTGTAGTAAAGTTTGATAAAGGGGATGGTACAAATAAATATATTCTCTGTGAGTTTGATAGTTCTTTTAATACTGATATGGCTAAAACATATTCTGGTAGTAACGGAGTCTTCTCCGTCAGTGCTGATTTCGCTAACGGTGCAGTCCTCGATGTGGTCAGTGGCACTCATTATCTTGGTCAGTTTACTGTGGCTGGTGGCAACATCGATGTATCGGCTGTGGACAATTCTCTTTCATCAGCAGAGATAGGATTTAAGTTTGATGTTACGCTTATTTCAAATCCTATAGATACAATGTCACAAACTGGTCCGCTTACTGGTGAACCAAGAAGTATGAATAAAGTTATACTTGATTTATCGAATACACTTTCCGTGTCTGTGAATAGTAATAATCTTATTATTCGTCAAGTTACTGATGATTTAAGTGCGGCAAGACAAGCTGTGACTGGCAAAAAAGAATTTAGATTACTTGGATTTTCAAAAGATCCTCAAGTAACAATAAGTCAATCAGCTCCGTTATCATTACAAGTTAATTCAGTTATAGCAGAGGTTACGTTCTAATGTTTCAAGCTTTAGGTTTTATAGGATCAATATTAAGTGCAAGTGCAACTGTTGCTCGAGGACAAGAAATAAAACGACAGAAGGAAGCTGAAGCCGCACAAATTGAACAAGAAAGATTTCAGCGTAAGATCCAGACTATGGAAGCACATAATGATATTCTTGATCAGCTAGAAGATGCGGAAGAAGCAAATGAATCTTTATTTGGTTTTATGAATCGAGATGATGACAGATCACTGTCTGCTTTTAAAGAATCGCAAAAAGATTTAGCAAGTAGTGATTTGAAAAGAGTTGGTTTCAAAGGTTTAGCTGAACAAGAACAATTACGATTACGAAAACTAAGTACATTGAGAGCTGGTGAATCTGCTGTTCAAACTGCTGGTTTGCAAGCGGCATCAACAGTTCTAAGTGGTGCAATGAATTATTATCAGAATAGTTAAATATGGTACAAAAATATAAAAGACAAATACAAAGCAGTGGAATTGGAGTTATCCGAGCTGACATGAGTGTTGCAAATGACTTGGGTCAAACTGCACAAGTATTTACAAATTTAAGCAACCAAGCGTTTCGCATAGCTGGACAGAAAGCTCAAGAGAAAGGTCGTGAGTTCATATCGAGCTTAGATGATGATGAGATCTTTGGTCTTGATGAAAATAATAAACCAGTAAATCTTGTTGATAATTTAGTAACAGCATT